TGGAGGTCATCAAGACCAAGCTTTATCAGCTAAAGGTTTGTGAAGCTTGCTGGGATCCAGATCAGCCGCAATTGCAGCTGGGTATGTATCCTGTTTATGATCCACAGGCTTTGTATCAGCCACGGCCAGATACAACGTATGTGACGGCGGGCTTGAATGCAAGTGGTAATTTGACTGGTGGTTCACGGGACATCCAGTGGGGTTGGAATCCAGTCGGTGGAGCTAGTGGTTTTGATGAATATTTAACACCTAACTACTTGGTTGCAACGGCATTTGTTGGTACAGTAACGATAACAGTTTCATAGGAGCTAAACATGGCATATACACGATCAGCAGACGGAGTCGCTAAAAAAGGTAAGACTGATGTTCACATCTTCCCTAACAGCGGTCATTCTGTCAAAGAAACAAAGGGCGGAACAGGTAAGGGTAAGGGTAAAACCAACTCTGATATGAAGACTATGGGTCGTAATTTGGCAAAGATTGCCGCACAGAAGCGAGGCTAATATGGCTAAATACAGCAAAATGATGATGGGTAAAGAAGTTGGCGATGCTAAAGTTTACGCTCCTCCGCACACAAGGAAGGGTGAGAAGGTTGTTGCTAAAGAGAATCCCGGCTCTGGTAAGAACATGAGCCGTGCTGATACTGTGGAGATGACTGTTGGTAATATCAACAAATCATCTGGTGGTGAGCCTAAGACGTCCGGCATTAATATGCGCGGCACTGGCGCGGCCACTAAAGGTTTAATGTCTCGCGGCCCAATGGCTTAAATTATGGCACTAACATACGCCCAACTTGTAGCTGCGGTAACTGATTACACGCAGAACACGTTTGACACGACTACGATCAATACAATGATCAAGCAGGCGGAGCAACGCATCTATAACACGGTGCAGATTGCCAACTTGCGTAAGAATGTCACGGGCGTTTTGTCAACCGGCAATAAGTACTTGGCTTGTCCAGAGGATTTCCTTTCAACATACAGCCTTGCTATTTATCCGTATAACGCAACAACAGCAACTGGTACATCTGCTGCCAAAACGATTGTTGTGGCCAGTGCTACAGGTATTGCTGTGGGTCAGCAGGTCACAGGCACAAACATTGGTACTAACGCTATTGTTCGTAGCATTAGCGGTACCACAATTACGTTAACAGTGGCTAATAGCGGCACAGTGAATGGCGCGGTTGTGTTTCAAGGCGACTATTTGTATCTGCTGAACAAGGATGTGAACTTCATGCGCGAGGCATATCCACTGAGCGCACAAGCTTCAGAGCCCCGTCACTACGCCATCTTTGGCCCACAGTCTGCCAACGTTAACGAGCTGTCGTTCATTCTTGGCCCTACGCCAAACGTAAATTACTACGCAGAGCTCCATTACTACTACTACCCAGAGTCTATTGTTACCGCGCTGACCACATGGCTGGGTGATAATTTTGACTCTGCGTTACTGTATGGAACTCTGTCTGAGGCTGGAACATACATGAAAAGCTCGCCCGAAGATGGAATGTATAAGCTGTATCAAGAGCGTTATGTTCAAGCTATGGCGCTTCTCAAGAACTTGGGTGATGGTAAACAAAGGGCTGACGCATACCGCGATGGCCAAGTTAGGGTTGCAGTCTCATGAGTATTGTTCAGACCCAGACCACAAGCTTCAAGGCGGAGCTGTATCAGGGCGTTCACGACCTTACTACAGACGTTATCAAGATTGCTTTGTACACGGCCAGTGCCGATCTAAACGAAGCAACCACGATCTACTCGTCTACCAATGAAGTAGTGGCATCTGGTTACTCAGCTGGTGGGTCTATTTTGACGCCAATTACAGTAGCATCCTCTGGGTATACGGCTTATGTTGGCTTCCCTAATGTATCTTGGACTGCCGCTTTGACAGCCAGGTGTGCTTTGATTTACAACGTAACTCAGGGTAACAAGTCTGTGGCCGTGCTGGACTTTGGGTCTGACAAAACGTCAACGACAACTTTTACAATCACAATGCCAGTAAATGGCCCAACCACTTCGTTAATTCGTAGTTCTAATTAAGGAGCCTCACATGAGCTTGGACAAAATCACCGCTACCGACCAAGTAGCCGCAATTACAAAATACAACACAACGCCTGCTGATGAGATGGCAATTGAAGGTTACTACCATGCTGTTTGCTACAGCATTGATGGCTTTATCAAATGGGAAGAGCCTATTGAGAACTTGGTTGTGACTGTAGGCAAAAACTTGACCTTGGACACCATCCTTGGCAACTCAGCCGCTGGCGCAGTTGTAATGGGATTAAAGGGTACGGGTACTGTAGCTGCCACAGATACGCAGGCTTCTCACCCCGGCTGGTTAGAAGTAGGTGGCACTAACGCTCCTGCTTATTCTGGCAACCGTCCTACGCCATCATTTGCCTCTGCCGCCGCTGCAAGCAAGGCTACGTCTTCTGCCGTGTCATTCTCTATGACCAGTACAGGTACTGTGGCGGGTTGCTTTATCAACATTGGCGGTAGCGCAACTAAAGATTCAACCACTGGCACATTGTTCTCTGCGGGTGATTTCTCTAGTTCTAAGGCTGTTGTTAACGGCGACACAATTGCAGTTACATACACATTAACACTGACTTGATATGGCGTTAGCTTGGGGTGACGGCACATGGGGTGAGAACGCATGGGGCGGGGGAGAAACTTTTCCTGTCAGCGTTACAGAAACCGCCCTACTTGCTGATTCACTTGCGGCTGGGTTGTTGATTGAGGTAAGTATTGAAGAGTCGTTGACAAACGGCACTACGTGGGGTCAAGACGCTTGGGGTTCTGGTTCGTGGAATGGCACAGAAGGCATTCAGGATATTCAGACTGTAGTTCTGACGATGAATGTAGCAGTGGATGAATCTGCCGCTATTGTTGATGATCAGTCGGTTGTTGCTGGGTTTGTGGGTTCTGTAACTGAGACAATGGCTATTGCTGATGCAAATGCGGCGATAACCAGCTACAACGAAAGCGTAGCAGAGTCTCAGGCCATAACAGATGATGAGGCCGCGCAGACAAGTTATACAGAGAGCGTGTCGGATTCTTTGGGAATTGTGAGTGTAGAGGAAGCGGTTGCTACATTCTTAGGTGATATATCGGAGTCGATTGCAATAGCAGAAGCACAGGTGGCTGTGCTGATTATGACCATCAACGAGTCGATGGGTATTGCAGAAGGAACGACTGTAGGGACGTATTACACAGAGTTTTTGGATGAATCTGTTGCAATCACGGATACAAACGATGGTGGTGCAAACTACCAAGTAAGCCGGTCGGAAACGATGGCAATAACAGAAACAAATGGTGGGCGATACTTGTGGGAAATTATTGATGACACACAAGGCGTTACATGGCAAAATATCAGCAATCCGCAAACACCGGGCTGGGCTGCTGTGGATACAACAGAATCGCCCGGTTGGACACAAATTTCTACTCAGTAGGAGCAATAGATGGCAAATACCTCGCTAATTGGCTTGACGCTACCGACCACAGGTACTTTATCTGGTACTTGGGGCGACACGGTCAATAACGCCATTTCCCAAATTGTTGACGTTGCCGTTGCTGGTACACAGACAATCTCCACAGATGCAAACATCACGCTGACCCTGACTACGGGCACAGCGGCAAGCACAGGTCTGACGGCTAATAGCTCCCAGTATGCAGTTCTTCTGTGGACAGCAGGCGGCACAGCCACACGAACCATCACGGTTCCAGCCCAGTCTAAGACTTACGTTGTTATTAACAAAACGTCTAGCACCCAGTCAATCATTGTTCAAGGTGTGACTGGAACGGGTGTTACTGTACCTGCGGGCACACGGGCTATTGTGGCTTGGGACGGCACTAACTTTGTTAATGTGGGCGGTGGCTCTGCGGCAGGCTCTAACACTCAGGTTCAGTTCAATAGCTCTGGTTCATTTGGTGCTTCTGCTAACCTGACCTTTGACGGCACAACGCTGACGGCTAATGACATCATTGATTCTTCACTGACAGCCAGCAAGCCCGTATTTACAAACGGCAGTAAGAACTTGGTGTCTACTGGAACTCTTGGTGTTGACCAAGGCGGTACAGGTCTAACCACTTTGACGGCCAATAACGTCATTCTGGGTAACGGAACATCCACACCCAGCTTTGTTGCACCCAGCACAAACGGTAACATTTTGACCTCTAATGGTACAACTTGGGTATCTTCAACTCCAGCGGCTAGTGGCTTGTCACAAGCAAAAGCCACTATGATTAACTTCATCTTCAGTATTTAAGGAACCAACATGGCAAATCCTAATCTTTTAGCCGCGACCACAGCTTCGGGCACAACAACCTATCTCACACCCAGCGCAACAACCGCAGTGGTTTTGGTTCCTAACGCTGCTTCTAGCGGTCAGGTCTTCAAGATCAACCAGATCGTTGCGGCTAACGTAAACGGCACTTCAGCAGTTGATACAACTGTGGCTATTTACACTAACGGTGCAGTAGCTCAAGGTTCTGCCCCATCTAGCGGCACGGCCTATCCAATTGCTTCTACGGTGTCTGTTCCTCCTGATGCTTCTTTAATTGTTGTTGATAAAACTTCATCCATCTATTTGATGGAAGGCTCTTCAATTATTGTTACATCTGGTACAGCCAGCGGCATCACTTACACGATCAGCTACGAAGTCATTTCTTGATCGGAGGCAATCATGTCTCTTAGTAAAGTTGGCGGGATTCTCTCAGCCGGTTTAAACGGCATCAACTACCCTGTCACAACGGTGGAATACCTTGTCATTGCTGGCGGGGGTGGTGGCGCAAACGGTGGCGGAGGTGCGGGTGGTCTTTTAACTGCTACCGGTCTTGCTGTAGCTATTGGAACTGCTTACACAATAACTATTGGTGCTGGTGGCGCAAGTTCAACTACATCACGTGGAACGGCAGGGTCAAACTCTGTGTTTTCTAGTATTACGGCTACTGGCGGTGGAGGTGGTGGCGGAAATAGTTCAAGTAATGCTACGGGAGGAACTGGTGGTTCTGGTGGTGGTGGAACTGCTTTTGGTGGCGCACAAGTAGGCGGTGCTGGAACTTCTGGGCAAGGAAATTCAGGTGGAAACGGCATAGAAGTTTCATCCAATTCTACTGGCGGAGGCGGAGGTGGTGCTGGTAGTGCTGGCTCAACTGGTGCTAGTGGTGGTGCTGTGGGTGGTAATGGCGGCGCTGGTTTAGTTTCATCTATTTCTGGTGCACAAATTCAATACGCAGGGGGCGGTGGCGGTGGCGCGGAAGGGGCTGCAAATTCTTTTGGACTTGGCGGCGGTGGCGGTGGTGGAAATGCCAATTTAGTTGGTGGTTCAACAGGTTTAGCCAACACTGGCGGAGGCGGAGGCGGAGGAAGATATAACGTAAGTAGCGGAGGCGCAGGCGGCTCTGGCATCGTAATCATCCGCTACCCATCTTACTTAGCCCCTGCTACATCAACAACAGGCTCACCAGAAATGGTTGTATCTGGTGGCTGGCGCGTGTACACATTTGTTGCATCTGGAACAATTACATTCTGAGGATATATGGCACAAGGTCTTTTTACACTCAGACAAGTTAACCAAGCCATTCGTCAAGGCGCATGGTCAGCATTTAATCCCCCTCAATTTGTAGAGTACCTTTGCGTTGCTGGTGGTGGCGGAGGGGGAGGCGTTAGTGGCGATGCTTCTGGCGGAGGTGGCGCTGGTGGTTTATTGACGGGTATTTTTCCTGTTGCGGCTGGCTCCTCTTATACGGTTACTGTTGGTAGTGGTGGGGCCGGTGGCGCAGGCGGAGCAGCAAATGATGGAGTTTCTGGCGTAGCTTCTGTTTTTGCTAGTATTTCATCTACTGGCGGTGGCGGTGGTGGTGGAGGCTCTGGCGGTGGCGGAACATCCCGTAATGGTTTGGCTGGCGGGTCAGGAGGCGGAGCATCTAACACCCCAAGAGTTGGCGGTGCTGGAGTTTTAGGCCAAGGCAATACTGGCGGAGTCCTTTATGGTGGCGGTGGCGGCGCTGGCACTATAGGAGTTCCTTCTTCTAATAACGGCGGTGCGGGTATTGCATCATCTATTACGGGTTCTGTAACCGCTTATGCTGGCGGTGGAGCGGGTGGTACTAATGCTGGTATAGGCGGTGTTGGAGGTGGCGGTAGAACAGTAACTGCTTTAGATGCCAATAATAATACTGCCGGTACTGCCAACACAGGCGGTGGCGGTGGTGGACAATGGAATAGCGGTAGTGGCGCTGGCGCGGCTGGTGGTTCAGGCATCGTAGTAGTTAGATACCCCGGTAATATCCAGTTTTACACTGGTGGAACTGTTAGTTTTGCCAATGGTTATGCTATTCACACATTTACTTCGTCCGGAACTTTAGCCCCAACAACGCCAACTTCGGCTGTTTTAGTAAGTTATTTAGTTGTTGCTGGTGGTGGTGGCGGTGGATTTAAGTCGAGCGAAACTAGCGGCGCTGGTGGTGGAGGCGCGGGCGGTTATTTAACGGCTACTGCTTATGTTTCAAGCGGTTCTGCATTGACTGTTACTGTAGGTGCTGGTGGGGTTTCTACTTCTCCGGGGCCGGGCGGTAGTGGAGGTACATCTTCATTTGGTAGCGCAGTTTCATCTGTTGGAGGCGGGGGCGGCGGTACTAGATTTACGGCAATAGGTCAAAATGGCGGCTCTGGCGGTGGTGGAGCCGCTGACCCAACTAACACAGGCGGTACAGGCACATCTGGTCAAGGAAACAATGGCGGTACTACTGGTTCTGGAATAGGACGTGGTTCTGGTGGAGGAGGCGCTGGTGCGGCTGGTGCTCCCGCTACTGGTACTGGAGGTGATGGCGGTGTTGGTCTTGCATCTAGTATTACAGGTTCTTCTGTTTATCGTGCTGGTGGTGGTGGGGGCGGAGCAAATAACGGCGCACAACCAGCGGGGGGTAATGGCGGAGGTGGAGCTGGTGCTGACCTTACACTAGGTGTTAACGCTGTGGCGGGGACTGCCAATACAGGTGGTGGTGGAGGTGGCGGATTCTGGTTTCAGACTGGTGGTACAGGCGGTTCTGGTGTAGTTATCATTTCATCAGCAATTGCGGCATCGTCAACTACAGGCTCACCTACAGTCACAACCAGCGGCGGCAATACCATTTATACGTTTAATGCCTCTGGAACAATCACCTTCTAAGGACAAAGCATGAGTCAAACTTTATTAGGTGGATTCCTTTCCGCAACCTTTAACCCACTGTCTGGTACAGCCACCGAAGTTGAATACCTCGTAGTTGCTGGGGGCGGAGGCGGAGGTGGTGGTAGTGGTAAAGGAGGCGGCGGTGGTGCTGGTGGCCTTTTGACTGCTGCTAATTTTGCTGTAGCCGCTGGTTCTGCATTGACAATTACTGTTGGCGCAGGAGGAGGATCGGCTGCTGGCACAAAAGGAACAAATGGTTCTAATTCAGTATTTAGTTCAATTACGGCCACAGGCGGTGGAGGTGGCGGCGCTGGTACAACTTCAGGAAATTTAGCTGGTGGGTCTGGTGGGTCTGGTGGCGGTGGCGGTGCTTACGCAAGTGTGGGTGGTGTAGCTGGGGCTGGAACTTCTGGTCAAGGTTTTTCTGGCGGGTTTGCAACTCCAAGCCCCGAAACTACAGGTGGCGGTGGGGGTTCAGGTTCTCTTGGAGTTAGGGGAAATGATACTTCTTTAAAAAGCGGAGATGGCGGAACTGGAACTTGTTCCACTATTAACGGATCACGGGTTTTTTACGCTGGCGGTGGCGGTGGCGCGGCTGATGGTTCAACATCAAGGGCTGGATTAGGCGGTGGCGGCGGAGGTGGTAATGGTCAATATTACGTTAGCGGCGTAATAGTGGCAGTTCAGCCCGGCACAGCTAATACAGGAGGCGGTGGCGGTGGCACTATTGGGGCATCTTCACAGGCCGGGGGCGCTGGCGGTTCTGGTATTGTCATCATACGTTACCCATCATCTTTATTACCACCCACTTCCACAACAGGAAGCCCTCAGATAAACTACTCTGATGGGTATCAGATTTATACTTTCACATCTTCTGGCACTATTACTTTTTAAGGAGCAAACATGAGCCATTTCGCAAAAGTAGAAAACGGTGTAGTGACGCAAGTCATCGTCATCGAGCAGGACGTTTTAAACCTTGGTCACTGGGGCGACCCAGCATCTTGGGTTCAAACAAGTTACAACACTTCTGGTGGAGTTCACTTACAGGGCGGTACGCCACTGCGTAAGAATTTTGCTGGTATTGGTTACACATACGATGCAGGTCGTGATGCTTTTATTCCTCCCAAGCCCTATGCGTCTTGGTTGTTGAATGAAGATACTTGTCAGTGGGGCGCACCTACACCTATGCCCGTAGAAGAAGGCAAGCGCTTTACATGGAACGAACTTACAACATCTTGGGTTGAAGTAACCGCCTAATAGGAATAATCATGGCTCAATACAGTGGAATGTGGACGCTAAGTCAAGTCAGTCAAGCCGTAAAAGACTTGAATTGGACGGGTTTGCCCCCCGCTGTTGTTGAGTATTTGATTGTTGCTGGTGGAGGAGGTGGAGGCCGTGGTGTAGCTGGAGGAGGGGGCGCTGGTGGACTGCTTGCGGGTTATTCTGGAATTTCTTCTGGATCATCCTATACAGTCACAGTTGGCGGCGGTGGAGCTGGGTCAACCTCAACATCGTCAGCAGGAACAAGCGGTTCAAATTCTGTTTTTAGCTCAATAACTGCTACAGGCGGTGGTGGCGGCGGTTCGCGTAATTCTGGCTTTGGTATATCTGGCGGTTCAGGCGGTGGCGGCGCTTATTCAATAGGTGGTAATGGGTACGGAGCTTCTGGAACATCAGGTCAGGGCAATAGCGGTGGAAACGCTACTACTGGAGCTGGTGACTTTGGCGGCGGAGGCGGCGGTGCAGGTACTGTTGGATTAAACGGTATTCAAAGCGTCACTGGCGGCAATGGTGGTGCGGGTATTGCCTCTGCTATTTCTGGAGCAATTGTTACTTATTCTGGTGGTGGCGGTGGTGGCTCTAATGGCGCTACAGCAGGCTCTGGTGGAGTAGGCGGCGGCGGAAATGGTTCAACATCGAGCACGGCTGGTTCTAATGCAACTGCAAACACAGGAGGTGGCGGAGGCGGTGGAGGTTATGACGGAACTCACGGTAACGGCGGCTCCGGTGGCTCCGGCATTGTCATTGTTCGTTACCCCGGCTCAATTCAATATTTCACTGGTGGCACAGTAGCCTATGCCGCTGGTTATGTCGTTCACTCGTTTACGTCTTCAGGCACATTGGCTCCAACAACGGCTACTAATTTGCTTGGCGCAAACACAATTGTGTTTTATACATCTGGCACATGGACTGCTCCAGTTGGTGCAACTCAAGTTCAATATTTGGTTGTTGCTGGCGGTGGGGGTGGAGGCTCTCAATTTGCGGGTGGCGGCGGTGCTGGTGGGTTATTAACTTCAACAGGTTTGTCTGTAACTGCTGGTACAACCTATACCGTGACTGTGGGTGCTGGCGGAAATGGTGGTTTATTTGGTCTAGGTTCTGGTGGATACCCCGGCACTAATGGTTCAAATTCTGTATTTTCATCAATTACTTCTACTGGAGGTGGCGGTGGCGGTTCTCGCACCAATGCATCTGGTGGCGCAGCTTTAAGCGGCGGATCGGGTGGCGGCGGCGGTAACGAAACATCTACCACTACTCCCGGCTCTGCATCTCCTTCTGGTCAGGGTAACGCTGGCGGCAACGGCAACAATAATGGTGCGGCTTCTGCTGGAGGTGGTGGTGGCGGTGCTGGTGCAGTAGGTGGAAATGCATCTGACAATACAGGTGGAACAGGTGGCGCTGGTTCTGCATCATCAATAACTGGCGTTTCTGTAACTTACGCTGGAGGCGGTGGCGGATCAGGACAAACAACAAGTTCTGCCGGTGGCTCTGGCGGTGGCGGTAATGGCGGTTTAAATGGATTTAGCGGAACGGCCAATACAGGCGGAGGTGGCGGAGGTGGTCGCGAATATGGTCTTGGCGGCAACGGCGGCTCTGGCATCGTAATCATCAAGTGGAGCTAACCATGTGGGACTGGGCTGAAGCATTCATTGCCGCAGCCTGTCTAGTGGCCTTCGTCATCTATGGCACGTACATAATTGCATGGAGTATGGTGTGATAAATGCGTTGGCTCATTCTGTTACTGCTGTTGGGGCTAGTTGGAGCCGTAGCCAAGAATGGTTGCCATGTGCGCGAGTTCTATGGCATAGGTTACATAATTCACAACCCATCCGAGCGCCATCAGCAAATGGTTGCGTGGCTAAAGAACAATGCACAGTATTGCAAACCAGAAGACTACGTAGTGATCTGGAACAACCTGCCTATGTGGGCGGGTACAGCAGACTCGGCAGAAGCAAGAACGTTAATTTTGCGTGGATATGAAGAGGCGCTTAAACGTGAAAAGAAATGAAGATCAGCTACGACAAGTGGTATCCGGTGGTACAACCAAACCCGCCAATGCAGTCGGAGGTGTTTGCCAAACGGGTGGAAAGGCTTGACGCTGAACGTGCTTTAAACACACAAATAGCGCAACAGGTAAAGAAGTTCCATCAGTACGAGTATGAGATTTATGAATACAGGATGCGGCAGATCACAATAAACATTGACATCACAAACCTTAAACGCGAGATTGACAAACTTGTATGACCAAAAAACCGACACCCAAGCCGCCAATGGAGACAAAGGAAAAGCTGACGCTGTACGTCACGCTGATGGTAAGCACCACCCTTTGTGTCTCGGTGCTGGCCATGGTGACAGCCTTTATGTTAGGACTATGGGCAAAGGAAGTGGACAACGCGGAGATTTTCAAAATGATTTCACCCGCTTTTTCTACTCTTATCGGCGGCATGATTGGGTTCCTGTCTGGTATCAAACTCATGCAGAATGAAGACAAGCCCAAGGAAAAATAATGGCACAGTTTGAACCAGCCTTTGAGCAGATGATGAAAGACGAGGGCGGCTACGTCCTCCACGAAGTACCCGGCGACACGGGCGGCATGACCTATGCTGGCATTGCCCGTAACAAAAACCCCCAGTGGAATGGCTGGGCGCTTGTGGACAAGAAAGAATTTGGTGGCTCTTTGACCCCTATGGTGCGTGAGTTCTACCGTGTGGAGTTCTGGGACAAGATGCGCGGTAACGAGATTGCAAACCAAGAGGTGGCTAATACCATCTTTAACTTTGGTGTAAACGCAGGGCTAGGCATGGCTGTGAAGCTGGCTCAGTTGGTGATTGGCGCTACGCCAGACGGCGGTATTGGTGCTAAGACCATCGAGAAGCTCAACCAGATCACGGACGGCCAGCGGTTCAAAGAGTCTTATGCTTTGGCCAAAATTGCGCGTTACGTTGAGATATGCAACAAGAACCCCGTGCAGGTTAAGTTCCTCAAGGGCTGGATCAATCGCACATTGAAAGGCCTAGCATGAGCTTACTAGCCGTTGGATCAATTATCGAAGCCGTGGGTAAGGTTGCAGGCGACCTGATTACCACTGACAAAGAAAAGATGGAAATGGAGATTGAGCAACGTAAGCTTGATCTTGAGGAAAAGCGCATTGATCAAGCCACAGACCTTGCCCAGATCGAGGTCAACAAGATTGAAGCTGCGTCATCCAGTGTGTTTGTTTCAGGCTGGCGTCCGGCCATCGGTTGGATCGGTGTAGCAGCTATGGGGTATCAGTTTTTGCTCTATCCGCTGTTCCAGTGGTGTTGGAAATACTTGCAAGCTATGGGCTGGGTTCCAGTGGGAATGGATCCTCCGCCAGTACTAGACGCAGACCAGCTTTGGGTGATATTATCAGGCATCTTGGGCATTGCCGGTATGCGTTCTTTTGAAAAGACCAAAGGCGTTGCCAGTAAATAAAGGTGGCTCATGGCGCTTAAAAAACTTGTACTAAAGCCGGGCGTTAACCGGGAGAACACCCGTTATACCAACGAAGGTGGTTGGTATGAGTCCGACAAAGTTCGGTTCCGTCAGGGAACACCTGAAAAAATCGGTGGCTGGGCACGTATCTCTGTGTCTACATTCCAAGGTCTGTGCCGGTCATTGTGGAACTGGATTACCCTAGATAACTTAAACATTATTGGTGTAGGCACTAACTTAAAGTTCTATCTGGAAGTAGGCGGCAACTACAACGACATTACGCCTATTCGGTCGGCAGCTATTCTGAGCAACCCGTTTGCCACAACCAATTTACTTACCTTAGTTACCGTTACAGATACGGCCCACGGCGCAATTACAGGTGATTTTGTAACGTTCAGCAACGTAGCCCCTGTAGGTGGCCTTGATTTAAACGGTGAGTATTCTATTACTTACGTTGATGCTAACACCTACACTATTACAGCTTCTAGTGCAGCTACTTCTACTGTTGCGGCTGGCGGTGGTTCAACTGTTAATGCAATCTATCAAATCAACGTAGGCGATCCATACGAGATTCCACTAGCCGGCTGGGGTGCTGGTACGTGGGGCGCAGGTGTCTGGGGCTTTGGTGGTACATCTACCTCGGCCCTGCGTTTATGGAGCCAGAACAACTTTGGTGAAGACTTGGTTTATGCCTACCGTGGTGGCCCAATCTATTACTGGGATGCTGGTTATGGCGTTGATCCGTCCTTGGCTACGGTCACTATAGCTTCTCCTGCGGTGGTTACAGCGGCGTTTAGTTTGCCAAATGGCTCTGCAGTCATCTTTACAAACACAGGTTATCCAGCTGCATTGCCTACAGGCCTGTCCCCTGGAACCATCTATTACGTTATTAACTCTAGCGGTAACACGTTTAATCTGGCTTTGACGGTGGGCGGTGCGGCTATTACCACTACAGGAACCCAGTCTGGCGATCACTACATAATGCCCAATGGTATAGACATCGCAAGTTTGGCGGGCGCATCAGACTGCCCAATCATCCAGAACTTTGTTTTTGTATCTGACATCAGCAGGTTTGTGTTTGCTTTTGGTTGTAACGACTACGGCACTACCACACAGAATCCTATGTTGATTCGCTGGTCGGATCAGGAGTCTGTGGTTAACTGGACACCCTCTGCAACCAATCAGGCCGGTAGTGTGCAGTTGTCGCACGGCTCTAGCATTGTGACTGCCGTTCAGACCCGTCAAGAGATCTTGGTGTGGACTGATTCTGCCATTTATTCTCTCCAATACATCGGCCCGCCTGTGGTTTGGTCAAGTCAATTGATGGGAGATAACATCTCTATCCTTGGTCAAAACGCAGCAACTCAAGCTTCTGGTGTGGTGTATTGGATGGGCGTTGATAAGTTCTATCTGTACGATGGTCGCTTACAAACACTGCCATGCGACCTGCGCCGGTACGTGTACCAAGACATTAACCTTCAGCAAAACCAACAAGTGTTTGCCAGTACAAACGAGGGTTTCAACGAAGTCTGGTGGTTCTACTGCTCGGCTGGTAGTCTGACAGCCAACCGTTATATTGTGTACAACTACCTTGAGAAGATCTGGTACTACGGCACGATGGAGCGCACAGCATGGCTTGACTCTGGTCTAAGGGATTTCCCCATAGCTGCTACGTACAACTACAATTTGGTTAACCAAGAGTTTGGCTTAGACAATAACGAAACAGGTACGCCGTTGGGTATTGAGGCTTACATATCTTCTTCTGAATTTGACATTGAAGACGGCGAACACTTTGGCTTTGTCTGGAGGATGCTCCCTGACTTAACGTTCTCAGGCTCAGATGCTTCTCCAACTCCGCAAGTTACGTACACTTTGTACCCAATGCAGAACTCAGGTTCTGGCACAGGTACAGCGGTAAACAAAGATGTAGATAAATTAACGGGCGCTCAGTACACAGTGACTGAAGGCTTTACAGGCCAAATTAATACCCGTGTGCGGGGTAGACAGTTAATCTTGAAGGTTAGCTCAGACAATCTAGGAACAGCTTGGCAGTTGGGTGCTACCCGTATTGACATCAGACCGGACGGCAGACGATGAGCTACATCATTACGTCTGACTTTGAACTAAACAAGGTAGCCGCACCTAACCTGCCTCTACCTCCGCAAGAGTATGACCGTGTTTATTTTGACCAGATGCTTAATGTGTTGCGTCTGTACTTTAACAGGATTGATGCGTTAACCACTCAGTTAATGGCTTCTGGGGTAGTGCCTCCTTTGACTAACTACACGGTGGCTACGCTACCAAGCGCGGTCACTTCTGGTGCGGGTGCAAGAGCTTTTGTAACAGATGCACTAGGCCCTACGTTTGGGGCAACCGTGGTAACTGGCGGAGCTATTGCAGTCCCTGTCTACTCTGACGGTACTAATTGGAAGGTTGGATAATGGTTCAATTTAAAGATGCTCAGATAAATGACTATGTTCAAGCAAACATAGGCAATCCCAAAGCTATTGCTGATGCAGCTCAACAGTACGGCGTATCAGCTGCAGATCTGTCGCGCGCCACTGGGTATGACGCTGGAACAGTTGGCAACTATTTTAGTAATGCCGGCATCAATTTTGGTCAACCAGTTACGCAAGCTCAAGCTGTAACACCCCCTCCAGGGGCTCAATCAATGACGGTTAATGATTTGTATACGCAAGTTCTTGGCCGAGCTCCTGATGAGGGTGGATTGGCGTTTTGGCAGAATGCTTTTGGCGGGGATGTTGATGCAGCAGAACAAGCCAGTTTTATGCAGGCGGCTCAAGCAGAGTTGGCTAATCGCTCTACAGCTGAACAACAGCAACTTGCTCCAAACCTTGTTAATACAAATGCAGCAACTACGGGAAATGCGGCGACTACTGGTGCAGTAACCACAGGGAATGTGGCAGCTACCGGCGCTACATCAAACGTATCAAATTTAAACAATAATAACGTTGATGCGTTTGGTGATTCCACAACGCGAGGTAACAACGCTGGAAATTATGTTGACAACAACATGGTGACTTCTGCCCAGAACGCTTTGGGAGGTGGTTACACCGTTTCTAACAGG